AGTCTGTTGCATACCTGATGGAGCGCCATAAGCACCTGATAGATAGCTTTGTAACTTCATGTAAGGGGCTTGCTGGGCAAAGTTAAAGCGATTGACTGCATCAGCCATAGCAGCTTCTTGGTAGCCTTCTGCGGCTTGACCAGTTTGTAGAAGTTGGTTGATGTCTGAATAATCTGCTGCCGCCAAGCCTGGAGCTGCGCCAATCATAGCCTGTTGTCTGCCACGCTCGGTATCGTAGTTCTGATAAGCCAACTGTCCAGCAGTATTGGTCAAAGCGTTAGCGAATACGCCGCCAGCACGATCTAATGCAGTACCCATAGCGCCACTACCATAACGACCAGCACGACTAGCGTTTGATAAGGCTTGTTGTGTTGCGTCTTGGTATGCTGTCTGAGCGCCTTGCGTAGCGCCTCTAAAAGCGCCTTCAAAGAAAGGGTTTCCACCTAGAAAGCCACCTTGTATGGTCTGTTGTGCGGCCTGTTGTGCAGCAGGAACTAAGGGATTACCCATAGTTGCTCGTTGTTGCGCTGCGGCTAAAGCTGCCTGAGTCTGCTGGGATGGACCTACATAGGTCTGCCCTGGAAAGTACTGAGGCATATCAGGGTTTTGATATAACCGTGTTGACTCCTCAAGTCCATATTGGACAAAAGGGCGCATGATTGGATCAAGCTCTGTCCTCGTTACGGTATTAGTACCGCCACCACCACCGCCACCTGTACTCATTCTATCTCCTTAACCCAACTCTTAGGTTTAAATCCGTATTTAGGAGCGATCTTATTCCAGCCTGATCGCCACGATTCAAAAGTAACATATCTGCTACCGCCAGCTTTGGCAATTTCAGAAACACACTCGACTGCGCTTTTGAAATGTCCAACACTATTTGCCCACCCGCACCAGCAATGCAGAGCCTCGCCTTTAGGCTCTAATACCGCAAAGCCTACCGCCTGATCGTTTACTGAGAACACCCACAACATAGACCTGCCATTCATGCAGTCTGTATATACATCCTCTGGAATCCAGCTTTCTGGGGACTTCCTGAGTATTTCCTCTAATCCTGGTCTTACAAATGCCCACCAATTCCGTAGTTCTTGTGGATTAACGAGCGTTTTTTGCATACCACAATTTTAACGAATTATCCAACTAAAATATAGCCGTATGTTTTATCTGCCGTATCGTTGGAAAAATGCGTAATTGTGGCTGATCCTTGGGCTTGGCTGCTTACATAAATATTGCTATAAGCCTGTGGCGCTACAAACTGAATATTTGCTACCTTACAAGGTGTTGCAGGTCTAGTAGGCGATGTTTGTGTGCCTGTAGCTTGTAATATGACATCTGTGCTTGGTGTTGACCAGTAAGCAGTTATGTAATCGTTTGCTGCTAGCTCTACTTTAAGAGTAACTTGACCTGCCACATTGCCAAAAATAGTGGCACTTTTTCTTGCTGGTATTGTAAAAATACGGTTACTAAACGCAATGTCTACATTGTTTTTCTTAAACCACACGCTTACGCTATGATTTGCATTGTCCCTGTTCTCAAACTGCATACTAAAGATTAACTGGTATAAGCCTGAGTTCTTAACAGTAATGTCTGTAGTGCTGACTAAGGTAATGCCATTAGCCAAAACAGTTGTATTCATTCCCATTGCATAGGCAGTATTAGCAGCCGCAGCAGTTTGCCCAGTAGTACAGGCAAATTCACCATAAGGCACAACATCCGAAAAACCAGCAGCCGAGAACGGCATTAAGACAATCTTTGTATCAGGACTTATACGCTCATCAAACAGGGTAGTCGTTGTTGCATTGCCCGTTGCTAATGTAACAGTACCCGTATTGTTCGTCTTGCCGTTCATAATCTGACGGACAATCTCAGCTACATTTCGAGGGTCAGCGCCAAACTGGGGAAGCGTTCTAAACATTATCGTGTGCTTTGTTGTGCTAAATCTACATCAACCGCTAGGGCAAAGTTCCATGCGCCTGTAGGTGTAGTGCGAATCCGATGATACCTGCCAGAAGATCGTAGTCCTACTCGATTCTCAGCGTCTGCCGATGCTGGCGTAGAGTAAGTAATGGTATCGTCTAGGTTTAAACGAGAAGCTATAGACACATCACCAGAACCGCCATCTACTATAGGTCTGCCAAGCGTTACCAAAGACTGAGCGTTTGTTACAGAAAAGTCACCCGTAGTTAATGAGGCTGTTTTTCTTGCGCCAGTAAATGATATGGCTTTAGCAGCCGATACACCAGCTAATAGCAACGCACCGCCAGCCCATTGGCGAGAGTCTAAACTAACGCCTAACGAGTCTAATGTACCAAACAAATCTAGGCTTTCTAGCGCAGTTGTAGGCGTATAGACATTGTTAATGTAATTTGCCGTTGTTTCTGCGTAAGACCATCGATTTAGCGTAATGTTGTAAATTAACTGCTTTTTATTAGCAAAGTTATCGGTATAGTTCCAAATAACCAGTTTTTTAAGTGGGTCTACCGCAGTAGACATTTCGCCTAGTTTGTTTAGGTTTACATCGTTAAAAAAGAATTTGTCTACTTTTTCTGAGCCAATCGGCTTAACTGCCTGTCCATCGCAGCTATAAAAGCCATCGTCTGACAGAAAATAAGAGAAGCGTACTGCCCTACTGAGTTAGGGGTAATGCAGCCAAGACCCCTAGCAATAGAGTCAAATTGGAAGAAAAATGGCGAACCAATGTAGCTCATACGAACGATTGAGCGCTCCATCAGAACTAGCCCAAACTCGCCACCAGTCAATCCCATAACATCGCCACCGTCTGCTATGTCTTGCACATCAGACTGACTGCCAGCACCTGCTGTCCAGTCGGTTTCATCGTTCAAATCTGACCAGTAAACACGGTTAGGGTATGTAACCGTATTAGCCGCTACTACAAAGTCCCGAACTACGGTGACATATCGAGCAGTAGGCGCAGCCGCAGCTAAATCAGCAAATACAGTAGATGAGCCTAATGTCCATCCTTGTAGCTTTTCTTCTCCGTTTGCAGCAATAACGACATTACCAAACTGGGTAAAGTAAAAACGCTCACCTGTTGCTGTGCTATACCCACCCGCTTTAGAAACATCGTCTAGCGCATTGGTAGCTGAATTGAACTTAAATAACTTAGTCATTCCAGAGCAAAACAAAGATGATATAGCGTTCTTTTTAGCGGCAAAAATGTTGTTTAAGTTTTCGCTTGCATTGCTAGACAGGTTAGTTTCTAACGGCAAAGGAGCGTAACCATTGGCTACTGGGTAGACATTTTTAACTTCTGTCATTACCCCAGCAACGCCAGGCTGGTCTGGCATCCACTCCGAAAAGTTTATCCTTGTTGTTGCCATTGATCTGTACCTGTATTTTGTTCTGTCCAAACAGTAGATTCTGCTGGAACATCAGTCCATGTTTCGCTACCTGCGCCGCTTGTAGACCATTCTTCGCCAAACTTAAAGCCATTGGCTGCTACTAATGCGTTTCCACTAATCTGTACAAAAGCGCCTGCAATTAACCTGCCTTGCGCTGCAACATTACCACTCGCATTTACTTGTGCAAAGCCTTGGTATGTCATACCGCCAAGACCTTCTAGCGATGCAGAGCCGTTTACTTGTGCATTGGCTAGAGCAACCCGTATAGAATCGCTCTCAACGCTTGTTGTAGCGTTTATTTCAGCATCAAAGTACACAACCCTTGTTGAGCCACTAGACAGGCTTGCAGAGCCGTTTATAGCTCCTTCTGCACTAGCAATATATATGCCATTTGTAGCTACATTGGCGCTACAAACTATGTCAGCAAATCCGCTACGCAATGCAAACGCATTACCATCTACTGTTGCATTACCAGTTATTTCTATATTGGCAATCCGTACTGCGCCGCCTAAAACATCTAATGAGCTTGTACCGTTTATTTCAGCATTGGCATTAGCTAGTCGTATGCCTTCGCTAGTAACATTTGCGTTACCATTGATCTCTGCTTGACCGCCTAAAGTACGCTCTGCCGAGGCGAGCAAGATTGCATTTGCATCTATTGCAACATTAGCTAAGTTAATGCAAGCGCCTGTTACCCATAAATCCGAGTCTAGCGAAAGCGTTAAGTTATCTAAGCTGCCAAAGTTGTCTAGCTGCTCTAGTGTCCACGACCCGCATACCTTACCGTCATAAAACGAGTTATCTAACGAATAAGGTACATTTTCTATAGAGCCATAAACATCTAACTGTTCTAGGCTATATGGCATTAGTCAAGCGTGCAGGTAAGAGCGCCAGCAGTAATCTTAAACTGATCGCCTGTACCAATAGCTTTAGACGAGTTCAAGATAGTATGGAATAACAGGTTGCCAGAGGTTACATTGTCGTGGATACCGATGTGGCTAATTGTTCCCCAGTTGTCAGTAGCTTGGCTAAATGTAACATCAGCGCTGTTTGTAGCTACACCATTGGTAGGCGCATTGAACGATACAGCAATACGAGCGTAAGAGCCACCAGTACACTCTGTGCCGCTACCAGCATCGGTAGGATCAGAAGTAAACAAGCCAACATAACAAGTCGTAGGGCTGGTATAGCTAGTATTGCGGAGAACTGCGTTTAAAAGTGCGTTCTCTAAAAAATTACTAAATTCTGCCATGATTATTCCTTTATTAAGTTTCTTTTACTTCTATTTTCAAACCTTGTTAATATTTGCAAATTCCAAGGCACATGAAGTCCACAAACATTAACCCCTTGAAGCGGAATAATATGATCTACTTCATATTTTATTCCTGTAACATCAAACATTTCTTTTGCTTTTTTAAACAAACTTTCTATTTCTGTTTGCATTTCATCATTAAGCCATGCTGGAGCGGCATTTCTTT